AATCCTGGACCATTAGCACCGCTAACATTTTCAACACCAGCATATACTAGTGTTGGGCCGCCTGATCCATTTGCTCCGCCTGTGTAGTGTCCGTATACCTGTGCGCTAAATCCACCATTGCCTGCTTCTAGTGCTATCTCAGAAGTGTTAATATCTGTGTCTACATAACTTATAGCTGTCCTAAGTTGGACACTATTACGCACACCAACACCGCCGGCGTTCAAGTATGATTCGCTACCTCCTCCTATAACAGGAATATGCATAACGCTATCAGTAAAAGTAAAGTTACCTAAACCAACTTCTTGGCTGATTGTTGTCCAACTTAATGAACTTCCATTAGTAGTTAATACTTTTCCGTTGTTACCTGTTTGTGTTGGTATTAGATTGCTTAATGCTGTTGTTGTAGCATAGCTACTTAATGATGCTGTTGTAGCATAGCTGCTTAATGATGCTGTAGTGGCATAACTGCTTAGTGTTGTTGTTAGGCTTGAATTAGTCACATACATACTATCATTGTCGCTAGCTTGTGCAGCCCAACTCAAGTTGCCGTTTCCATCTGTAGTTAGGAATTTTCCCGCATTGCCTGTTTGGCTAGGTATAGGTTCAGATGCATAAGGTAATGCCTGCCATTCGGTCGATCCATCACCGTATTTGACTTTATGGGTATCAATCTCTAATCCAGGTTCGCCTATCGCTAGGTATATTGGAGCAGCGGAAATCCACTGTTGCTTAGTACCTCTTCTTAATTTAATCTGTGATGCCATTTACACCGAACCCCCGTCTATTATTAAAGATGTGCTATCAAATTGGCTAGACGGATAACCACCATCTATCTCTATATTTATGCTGCTTACTGAGTATAATATGCCGCTGTTAATCCATTTGTAACCATCATATTCATATGTTAACCCGTTTGAAGCATTATACGTGTCTCCAATCTGTAGATCTCCACCGCCCGAATGTGTTGTAGGAAATGTCAATATCGCAGGCACTTAGGGTGATCCCCCGTCTACAGTAACCTCCGATCCGTCAAAAACACTGCTAGGACTGCCGCCATCTATGAGCAAAGAAAATCCTCCGCTACCACTTGTCCCTGCATAGGGAGATCCGTCACTGTTTTTGATTATGCCGCCCGGTGGTAAGGTAATATTTCCTGCTATATCAAAGCTCCAATTATTACCATTCTTTTGCAAGATAAAATCATTCTGCGACTCCGTAGCATTTATCTGTAGGGTGTTTACAGTTACGCTGTTTAAATTAACACCTGTTAGGTTTTCTACAGTTAGCATTCCTTGATTATCTAGGCTTACGACGTGACTGCCATTGGTTAGTTGGGATAATCTATTTGGAATCCATCCTAAGTTTGTTCCATCTGTGCTTAATATTTTGCCATAGTTTTCGGTCTGGGTAGGAATAATGCTAGGCCCAACTGCCGCATATAATTCCGTAAAATTTTGATTTACTTTATCAAAAGCTAATCGTACGGTATCGCCAGTTTGTGTGTTAGGAGATACGCCGAGATTTATTATTACTTGTGTCATTTTGGATACCTAACTATCTTCTCTAACGTATTTATCGCAGGCTATAAATACTACAATGCCTAGACTTTCTAATTACAGACCAGAACGCGGTAATGACTACAAATTCATAGACAAAACAGTTTATGAACAGTTCCAAGTTGGAGGTGTAGATGTTTACTTCCACAAATACCTCGGACCAGCGGATCCCTCTAACCCAGACCAAGCAACTAGCCCAACTACTATACAAGATGTGCTTTTCTTAGAAAATCGAGATAGGAAATACGATCAAACTGTCTATATTATGCGAGGCGTATATAATGTGCAAGATATAGATTTCAATCTCAGTCAGTTTGGATTATTCCTTCAGAACGACACTATCTTTATGACTATACATATTAACAATAGCGTAGAAACACTGGGAAGGAAAGTGATAAGCGGTGATGTGATTGAATTACCTCATCTCATAGACGATTTTGCTCTTAATAGTTTTGCCGTTGGTCTCAAGAGATTCTATGTGGTAGAAGATATTAACAGGGCAGCAGAAGGATTTTCAGTAACTTGGTATCCTCATCTCTATAGATTAAAACTAAAACCTATAGTCGATAGCCAAGAATTCAAAGACATACTCGATGCTCCGCAGAGTACAGATAATTATGCCGGTACATTTAGCGGTTCCGCTACTTATTATCCTGGACAGACTGTTAAATCTGCAGGTGTGTTGTATACTGTTACAGCGCAATGCACAGGTATAACTCCACCAAATGCTAGTTATTTTACAGCTCAAGATCCAAGCACTAGCTTACGTGCGATGATGAGCACATATGATATAGAATCATTACTCAATGCTGGCGTAGTAGCTGAAGCAGAAGTAAATGCGCCAACTAGTGGATATAACACTCAAAATTATTATACATTAGCTCTCAATAATAAAGGACAAAGCGCTCTATTAACTGTAGATGAGACTAATATATCATTAGATAGCACAGTTGACATGACTAATCCACCACCTGTGAAAGCAGGATATCAAGGATATCTAATTGGACAAGGTTATCCGCCTAACGGATTGCCTTTTGGTTTTGGTATAGCTTTTCCACAGCTTGCAGCGACAGGGGATTTTTATCTTAGGACAGACTATCTACCTAATAGGATGTTTAGATATGATGGCACTAGATGGATAGTATTTGAAGATGATGTAAAAATGACAATGACAAATACCGATCAGAGAAGCACTCAAAAAACCGGATTTATTAATAATAGCAATGTTACTGGATTGACACCGGTCGCAAGGGATGTGATAGTAGCAAGAGCTGATCACGTTTTTGCTGAAGACTCTTCTACATATAGCTTAGATCTTGTGAATAGTGTTGTGACCACAAATGTGCCCTATAATAAAAAATATCATGTTAAGGTCTTTGTTAATCAAACACTTATGCCAACTAATAAACCAACTAACAATAATGGGCTATTGGCATTCCAGACTGAGTTTGTGTTATTAGCTGGTGATACCATATCTTGGACTATATACGGTGACAGTGTTCCGGAGCGACAAGCATTGAGCAAAATCTTATTACCTAAGGCAGATTTTTAATGTATATCTATAAGTTTACACATATAGATTCTGGGCGTTCTTATATAGGTCAAACTATACAAGATCCTAACCATCGTAGATTAGAACATATTAGCGGTAGTAGATATAGTGAAAAAACTTATCATTTCCATAATGCTATAAAGAAATATGGTATTGATTCTTTTATCTTTGAAGTGATAGATAAAAATGCTGTTTCTCTAGAAGAGTTAAATATTTTAGAAGAAAAATATGTAATAGAATATGATTCTATTAATAACGGCTTTAATATAAGAACTCCTGGAGATAATAAAACACATAATCTAGAAAGTATAAAACGCATGAGTACAGCTCAAAAAAATGCTCACGCAAGGCGAAAAAAACTGGGCACCGATACTTGGATAAGAAAAGACGGCGGAGCAATGTTAGGAAAAACTCATCCAAATAAGGGCGGAACATCGTCAAATAAAGGTAAAAAACAAGGTATGACTTGGGAAGAAATTTATGGCATTGAAGGCGCTGCAAATAGAAGACAAGCCCATGCTATTAAGGCGCTTAGTCGCAAATCTGGAGGGTAAGCAGTGGATTTTTTTATGACGGCCAACTGAGGCGATACTTAGCACAGATGATAAGGATGCTTAGTGGTTTCAAAGTACAAGCAGGCGATGGAACACTAAAGACAGTGCCAGTGCTATATGGCGATATTAGCAGGAATGTCAGTAACATACTAAGAGACAATAGTGAAAACAAATTACCTAGCGCTCCTAGGATAAGCCTCTATGTTACAGGATTAACTCTAGATACCAAGAGACTCCAGGATGCTACTTACACACAAAATGTCAGGGTAACAGAGAGAGCAGTAGACCCTATCACAGGACAGTATCTCAACACACAGGGACAAAGCTATACCATAGAGAGAATAATGCCAACACCATTTAATCTCAGGGTAAAAGCTGATATATGGTCTACTAATACAGAACAGAAAATGCAGATTATAGAACAGATCGTGCAGTTATTCAATCCTAGCCTAGAGATACAGACTACTGACAATTATGTTGACTGGACCAGCCTAACAGTAGTGTATCTCTCAGAGGTCCAATGGAGCAATAGATCTATACCCGTAGGTGTTGATAGCGATATAGAAGTATCGACGCTAGGTTTTGATACACCAATTTGGATAAGTCCTCCAGCTAAAGTTAAACAGCAAGGTGTCATTACCAGCATCATAGCTAATATATTCACAGAAAATTCTACTGGGGCTATCGATCCTAATTTCCTCTTTGGCAGTCCTTCTGCTAGGACTAATGTTACTCCGGGTAATTTTGGAGTATTGGTCCTAGCTAATCAAATAAAATTATTAGCCGGATATGAAAATATTAGCCACGATCCTATCATACCTAACGTAAAATATGGGCCCGATACTAATTGGTTCGCTCTATTAGATCTCTACGGTGAGTTTAGGGCAGGAGTTAGCCAGATTTATCTCAGCCAACCTTCGGGATATAGTGTAGTAGGAACCTGTAGCGTAGATCCAATTGATAATACTGTGATGTTAGTTAATTGGGATCCAGATACTTATCCAACTAACACTGTTGTTGCAGGACGCGGAAGCATAGATGCTATCATCGATCCTCTAACTTATAATCCAGGTTTAATAGTGACTGGTATACGATACCTCATATTAAATCCTATCGGAAGTGCTAGAAATCCAGCAGCGACAGGACCCAGTGCTTGGAGAAGTGCTAGCGGAACAGACTTCACTGCCAATGCTAACGATATAATACAGTGGGATGGCACACAGTGGATTAGGGTATTTGATAGTGAAAACACTAAAGATACTGTCTACACTTTAAATTTAAAAACACAGATACAATATAAGTGGGACGGTATTAGCTGGACTAAAAGTATCGACGGAGAATATTTTGCGGGAAACTGGAGGATCTTGCTTTGAAGGTAAAAAGCAGCGGAGCATTTTTCCTCAGCAAATCATCTAAGAGATTCCTGCTACTACAGAAATCATCCGGAAAAAAAGAAGGCATCTGGGGATTAGTCGGTGGTAAGATAAATCCCGACGAAACAGTTTGGCAGGGATTACAGAGAGAAATCGTCGAAGAGATAGGGTTTATGCCTGTGACTATTAAATCTTTACCTCTAGAAACATTTGTTAGCGATGACGATCATTTTAATTTCCAAACCTATGTCTGCATAGTTAATGACGAATTTGTTCCCCGATTAAGTAGAGAACATATGGGATGGGCATGGTGCCATCTAGATAAATGGCCTCGTCCTATACATCAAGGTATAAAGAATACAGTAGGTAGCAAAATCATAAGAGCAAAACTAGATACTATCTTTGAAATGCTAGATTTAATCGAATCAGAGAGTTGACAAACTTCGTTATCTATAGTATAATTAAGTTATGTTAAAAGAAGGTCTAGTTGAAAAAATCTGGGGTTATGAAGTAGTTTGGGCTACGAACGAGAATTATTCCGCTAAAATGATGGTCTTTGCTCGTGCTGGCAATCGAACCAGTTTCCATTATCATAAAATCAAAGACAAAACTTGGTTTGTAAGCGCAGGTAAATTTATATTGCGATGGATAGATACAGATACAGCCGAAACCAAGGAGAGCGTCCTCACTGAAGGTAGCACTTGGCGCTGCTTGCCCTTAAGGCCTCATCAGCTCGAAGCTATGATAGACGGTGCTATGATATCAGAAGTGTCGACAGCTGATCTAGCTGCCGACACTTTTTTGATAGCTCCTAGTTTTAAAGTAGAAGATTAAGCCTGCGCTTCACCCCAACGTAGAACTAAGTTTTGGTTGATTGGCGCACCTTGCGTGATATAAGCATTGATGAACAATATATCACAACCATTTGGATAAGTGCCGCGACCACCGATTGGTGTGTTGCTTAATTCCTTAAATGGTGTGAGATCCAATGAGTCCTTGTTAGCTGGTGCGTTAATGTATGTGAACACTGTTTCACCTGGTAATGCATAAGTGTTCCTGCTTAGGTTAATAGTATAAGCTAAAGCACCTGTACCGTAGACGTTAGTTAGTGTAGTCTGG